GCGGACAACAAGCGCGTGCCATCCCGCGGTGCGATGGGCGGCTGGGATCAGCTCCGGTCGCGGCTGGTGGGCGATGATGACGGGCGCCCCATGGCGCTGTTCTTCTCCACCGCGCGGGATCTCATCCGGACGCTCCCCGCCATGCAGCACGACGACGCGCGGCCCGAGGATATCGATACGGATGCCGAGGATCATTGTTGCGATTGCGCACGCTACGGGATGATGTCGCGGCCCTGGATCAAGGACGCGGCCAAGCCCGTCGTGCGCGATAGCTGGGACATCGCATTCGAGCGCGCCGGCGCCGAGCCGGTCGATGGATGGAGGGTCGCATGAGCAAGCTGGTTCCCACGCTCCAGCCCATCGGATTTTTTTGCTACTGCGGGAATCATTGGCTGGGGCACATGCCGAAGAACCTGCCCGACGAGGCATTCATTGCGTGGACCCGCGGCTTTAGCTGTCCGAAATGCGGCAATGAGGCCCTTACCATTTATCTGCGCGACGAAGCCGAGGAGCCAACGCCATGACCTACGACGGATTGAGCGGCGCCGAGTTCATGCGGCTCGTCGGCGATGACGTGGACAAGTGGGCCGACGCGGGCATCGAGGCCGCCGCACGCCACGGCATGACCATCGAGCGCGAGTGGTTCCGCGACTTCCTCGCCGACGCCATGGACGCAGCCCGCAGGTTCAGCCGCCCGGTGGTGCCGGTGACAGAGGATGACAACCCATGAGCCACCTCGAACGCCTGATCGAGGTGGCTCAGAAGGCCCGCGATGTCTTCAGGGCCTATGCCACCCACCACATCGCCAAGGCAGACCTCAACAAAGCCCAGCGCAATACAGATCTGGCTGATGCCCTCGATTGCGCCCTCAGTCCTTTCGTTGGCGGCGTGGATGCTTACTTCGCCGCCCAGGAGAAATCGCGCCTCGCCCTGTTCGATAAAGCCGTGGCCGACCTGAAAGAGTGGAAAGCAATGCAGAGGGAAAACCACCGCATTGCCCAGGAGCACACCCCATGACCGTCCCCCGCGCGCTGTTCGCCGATCCGCCGATGGCACCGGAGGCGGCCGAGGCCACGGCACCCAAGGGCGGCCCCGCAACTGAGGGATACCCGCGCGATCTTGACGACGCCCACGCCCGGCTCGTCCGCTGGTTCGAGGAGAGCGAAAACACCGGCACCGACGCGCGGGACCGCAGCAACAGGGACCGCGATTACGTCACCGGCATCCAATGGACGCAGGCGGAACTGAAGGCGCTGGCCGATCGCCACCAGCCGCCGATCACGATCAACTATTGCAGCCGCAAAGTGGACCTCATGTGCGGCATCGAGCGCAAGTCGCGCACGGACCCGAAAGCATACGCGCGCAACCCGTCCGACGAGGGCAAAGCCTACGCGGCCACGCAAGTCCTCCGTTACATCGCCGAGCAGAACAAGCTCGATCAGGTGCGGTCGGCCGTCTACGAGAACATGCTGGTGGAAGGCGTCGGCGGCGGCGAGATCGGGCTGGAGGACGACGGCAAGGGCGGCGCCGAGATAACGATCACGGCGGTGCCATGGGACCGGCTGTGGTGGGACCCGCACAGCCGTCTGCCCGACTTCTCCGACGCCCGCTACAAGGGGCTGGTGATCTGGCTGGACAAAGACCAGGCATACGAGATGTGGCCGGATGCGGAAGACGTCATTACGGACTCGTTCGCGTCCCGTGACGGCACGTTCAGCGATCGCCCCGACCACGTCATGTGGACCGACAGCACGCGGTCGAGGGTGCGTGTTGTTCAGTGCCACTGGGAGGAGAAAGAGATCTGGTGGAACGCGACGTTTAGCCGCAGCGGGTTCCTGGCCCCGCCCACCAAGTCGCCGTTCCTCGATCATAAGGGCGAGTCCGCCTGCGGGCTGGTCATGCAATCCGCGCACGTTGACCGGGAAAACAACCGTTACGGCATGGTGCGCGACATGATCTCGTTGCAGGACGAGATTAACAAACGGCGCAGCAAGGCGCTGCACTTGCTGGCGGTGGCGCAGGTCGTCGCCGAGAAGGGCGCGGTCAACGACGTGGACAAAGCCCGGCGCGAGGTCGCCAAGCCGGACGGGTTCATCGAAATCATGCCCGGAATGAAGTTCGAGATCCAGCACGGCGGCGAGATGGCGACCGGGCAAATGCACCTGTTGCAGCACGCGACGTCCGAGATGCAGGCCACCGGGCCGAACGCCAGCATGAGCGGCACCGATGATCGCGAGCTGTCCGGGCGGGCGATCCTGGCCCAGCAGGCAGGCGGGGCGGCAGCGCATGAGCCGATCGCGGACGGGCTGCGAACATGGATGCAAAATGTGTACGAGATCGCATGGCAGGCGGCGCGGCAATACTGGACGACGGGCAAATGGGTCAGGGTCACTGACGACCTGGGGACGACGAAGTATGTGGGGATAAATCAGCCCGTCACATTGCAGGACAAGCTGGCCGAGATGCCCGACCAGCAGCGGGCGCAGGCCATGCAGCAGATGCAGCTCATGCCCGGCGATCCGCGATTGCAGATGGTCGTGGACGTCGAGAACGACATTCGGGAAATGGACATAGATGTAACGATCGGGGCCGGGCTCGACGTGCCATCGCTCCAGAACGAGCAGTTCCAGGTGCTGTTGCAACTGGCCAGCACGCAGCCGGGGCTGATCCCAGCGGATGTATTGATTGCAGCCAGTTCGTTGCACGACAAGGACAAATTGTTGGAACGCATGAAGGAACACGCTGCGCAACAGCAGCAGCAGCAGGAGGCCATGAAGCCGGTCATCATGGCGCAGCAGAAGGCGGATCTGGACGTCAAGCGGGGCAAGGCGGCGGCCGACATGGCACTGGCGGCCGAGCGGCAGCACGCCACGATCCACCACATCGCCGACGTCCATCAGGGCTTCAACGAGATGAACGCGCCGCCGGATGCGCCCTCCGCGCCTGGCACCGTGGTTCCGCCCGAGGTTCAGGCGGCAATGGACGTGGCCGACATACGCGGGCGCCACGCCAAGGCGGCGGCGGACGAGGCGCGGGCCAACGACTTGCGGCACTCGGCCGTGGAGCGGGTGTCCAACGTCATGCTGCAAGGGCTACAGGCGCAGCAGCCGCAGGGGCCGGCTCCGTGAGCGGCTACATCGTCCGCAACCCCCTGATGACGGACAATGCGCAGTTCGCGCCGCTCCGCATCCAGCCGCCGCCTGAGGCACGCCCCAATGTGCTCGCTGGGCCACCGCAGCCGAACTGGGCAGGGGCCATGGATGAGAACGCCCGGCTGTATAGCGAGGCGTTCGCCCGCGATCAGGCCGAACAGGTGCGGCTTGGCTACGTGGACCCCAACACAGGACAACGGACGCCCGAGGGCTGGCGGCAGCAGGCCCAGGTGATCGCGGGCGGGCTGGGGCCTGCAGACATCGGAGCGCTCGGAATACTCGGAATCAAGGGCTACCACGCCAGCCCGCAGGCAGGACTGACCACCATCCACGCCAATCCCGCGGCGCGGCAGTTCGACAATGCCACGTCGCAACTGGGCGGCTTCTTCGCCACCAGCGAGGGCGGCGCCGCACGCTACGGCGAGCACCGCTACACCGGCGAACTGCCCGACAAGCTCTACGAAATGCCATACCGGGACTTCGCCTATTTCCAGAACATCCACAAAGGCCCGAACGGCGAGAGCCTGCCAGGCGAGCAATGGGGCGCACGGGCCGAGGCACTGAAGCAGGAAGCCGCAGAACTACGCGCAAAGTTGCAAAACGAGGGATACGGCGGCGTGCAGGTAATCACACCCAAGGGCGCCATTGCTGAAATGTCATCGTTCTCCGACGTGCCCGTGCAGCCATTGACGGCTGAACCAGGGGTCAAGCCATGAACGAACCGAACGGCAACGGCCCGGCTGGCGGCGCGGTCTTATCGGCGATCCTTGACCGCCACCGGCACACCGCTGCCGCCTCCCGGCCCGGCTGGACACGTTCCGGGGCCGGGGGGAGCGGCTGGCATAGGAGCACGCCATGAGCGGCTACATCACGCGCAACGCACTGATGATCGACAACCCGACATTCGGGCCGCCGTCGCAGTCCTCGATGCTGCCGACGACGCTGGCCAATCCGCTGGCCGCGGGCTGGGGAACGCAGCCGGGCGTGCAGGCAGGCATCGGCGGCGTGGATCTGGCCATGCCCGCCGGGACCGCTGGCAACGCCGACCTGATGAAGCTGCTCGCGCAGTTCTACGGCACGCCCGGCCAGGCGCAGCCGCAAGCCCCGACGCCTCAACAGCAACTGCAACAGGCGATCACAGCCGATCAGGCCAACTACCACGGCCGCGAGGGCGGGGGGCTGGTATGAATAGGAGCAACATCCAATGAGCGAACTGGACGCTTTCCTCGACACCGGCAAGCAGCCCGCGGCGCCAACGGACGCAGCGCCCGCCCCGGCGCCAGCGGCAGAGCCTACGCCCGCGCCCGCCGCCAAGCCGGACACCGCCAAGGCCGAACCGGCCAAGGCCGCGCCTGACCCCCCGCCGCCCGATCCGGACGAGGACATCGGCCACGACGGCACGCCGATCTCGCAACTGGCATTTCACAAGGCGCGCACGGACTGGAAGACGAAAACCGTCGCCGCGGAGACGGAGGCAAGGCTACTGCGCGAGCAGGTCGAGGCATTCAAGAAGCAGTCCGCGCAGCCGCCCCAGCAGCAGCAACCCCAGTATCAGCCGCCGCCCGAGCCGCTCGACCCCGTCCGCGATCCGGTCGGCTATCACAACCGCCTCCAATCGGTGCTGCTCAACGACCGACTGAACCTGAGCGAGATGCTGGAGAGGGAAAAGCACGCGCCCGAGGCGTTCGAGGCGGCGGTGGCCGAGTTCCAGGCCGTGGCCGCACAGCAGCCCGAGCTGTATTCCAAGCTGCACGCGCAGCGGCACCCCTATGGCTGGTTGATGAAGGAGATCGAGAAGCTGCGGCTAACCCGCGAGCTGGGCGATGACCCGGCGGCATTCCGCGCCAAGATCGCCGCCGAGGAGCGCGCCAAATGGGAGCAAGAGCAGGGCAACGGCGCACCGCCGGTATCGCCCGCCGCCGGGCTTCCGCCCTCGCTGGCAACCACACGATCGGCCGCACCGCGATCCGCCAACGCCTTCAGCGGCCCGCCCGCCCTCGATGACATCTTCCGCCGGGAACCGAAACGGCGGTGAACGCCGACACGCTGACCCTCGCCACCGCCATCCTCTACGCCGCCCGCAGCGGCCAGAAATGGCCGGAAACACCCGTCCAGCGCGAAAGAATGTTGCGTCTCGCCCTCACCGACGCTAATGATATCGCACGTCTCGTCCAGAGGCAGACCGTCCCGCCGCCGGGGATTCCATCATCGGGCGTTAAATCGTCTCCCTCTGACGAACCCGCCGCCGGGGTCAAACGGGCGGCCTATCGGGCGTAAAGGAGCCGCCGCCGGGCTCATCCGCCGCCGGGAAATCGGGCGGTCTACCGGGCGTTAGATGGCCTGTCGCCGGGGCCACGCCGATCACGGGCGATAAACGTTTGAGCCTGCCGCCGGGGCATATCGGGCGGCCTATCGGGCGTTAGTGACCCTGTCGCCGGGGGGGATGAGCCGCGCAATCGCGCACCCCCCCCTCTGTCCGCAGGACACCCGCCGTTATGGCAGACATGAACCTCACGCCCGCGAGAGCGGGACTGACTCCGCTTATCTGGGACTCCGACTACTTCACTGAATATGTAAGAAAGAATCAATTCGCCAGATATATGGGCACCGCAATGGGGTCCATGATCCAGGTCCGCGAGGATCTGACCCGCAAGGCGGGCGACACCGTGGTGTTCCCGACCGTCCGCCGCCTGGTGGGCGCCGGCGTCACCGGCAACGCGGTGCTTGAGGGCAACGAAGAAGTCCTCAACGCGCGCAGCCTGAACCTGGTCGTCTCGGCCATCCGCCACGCCGTCGCCGTCAGCGATTGGGACGAGCAGAAATCCGTTATCGCGCTGCGCGACGCCGCCCGCGATGCGCTCCAGAACTGGTCGCTCGAAAAGATCCGCGCCGACATCATCACATCGCTAGAAGCGGTCACGGCGGATGGCTCGGTCCAGGTTCCCTATTCCACCGCCTCGGCCGCCCAGCGGAACTACTGGCTCACCAACAACGCCGACCGCGTGCTGTTCGGGGTCAGCAAATCCAACGCCGTATCCAACGTCATGGCCACCGCACTGACGACCCTCGATGCGCCCACCGACAAGATGAGCGCCGCCATCCTCACGCTCGCCAAGCGCATCGCCCGCACCGCCAATCCCCGAATCCGGCCGATCAGCGTGAACGACGATGAGGAATGGTTCGTCTGCTTCATGCCATCGCTGCCGTTCCGCGATCTGATGCAGGACCCGGTGATCATCAACAGCCTGCAATACGCCTGGGACCGTGGGCGGGATAACCCGCTCTTTACCGCCGGCGACCTGCTCTACAACGGCATCATCATCCGCGAGGTGCCGGAAATGCCGGTCATCGCCAACGCGGGCGCGGGCGGCACGACGGACGTCGCCATGTCGGCCCTCTGCGGCGCGCAGGCCCTCGGCATCGCATGGGCACAGCGCACCAAGAGCACCACCAACACGCGTGACTACGGATTTATGCATGGTGTGGGCATCCAAGAAATGCGTGGTATCGGGAAGCTGCGCTTCGGCACCGATCCGACCGTGGATACCACCAAGCCCGTAGACGCCGGCGTCGTCTCCATCTTCACGACCGCCGTCGCCGACGCATAAGGGGGCACCATGGCAACCGCAAAGGCCGAGGTCGCCCCGGCGGCC